TTTCCAAACGCAAAGCATGATGAACATATTGACCTTACTGCATACGGTGTTGAAAAGAATCTAATTACAGTTGAAAGTTTCTTCTTTTAAATTTATTAAAAGTTTATCAATAAAAGTATTGTTTATTTAAATGTTATTTGTATTTTTGTTACCTGCTGCTGCTTGCACGTCGTTGTGGAATTTAAAGACTAATAATAACAAACAATCAAAAATAATAAACTTATGAAAGATAAAAACAAAAATAAACAAGTGCCACAATGCGTGCAAACCTTTGTTATGTTTATTGCCTTTAAGCGTTTTTTTAGACGATTATTTGTATTAGCTATATTTCCTATTTTATTTTTAATAGGTTCTATTGCAATGATTTTAGAGCTACCTTTTTGGTTGTTTACTGGCAAAGGAATATTAAATTCTGTTTGTTATGCAATGCTTTTAGAAGTTCTTAATTTTTTAGAGGATTAGTTGTGGGCATTACAAATAACGGCATCGGGCTTTGAGTTCGGCAGGGCTTATGAAAACAAATTTATTAACTTAAAATAAAATATCAATGGAAAACGAAAATATCAACTTAAACAAAACCCCTGCTGACGCAAAACCCGTTTTAGCTGCTGTTGGCTTAAATAAAGAAGAAGGTAATGAATTACAACTTCTTAGATTATTGCAAGCAGACAAAAGAAGATGGTTAAGTATGTGGGAGTTTAATAGAATTGCAGAATTAAGTAGAAAGGCGTTTGAAGGTGCAGGGTCGCCCCATTGTAGCTAACGGAAGGTGCTTTGCCTTTAAAACCTATTTAATATGAATTTAAGATGTAAATTATGGGATTGTAAATACGTTTATAATTTCAATTCAATACCAAATAAAGCTATTTGTATAAAATGTAAAAGAAAAATTGAGTTAAATTTAAAAACTTTACAATGGGAATTTGTAGAAAAATTTAAGACAACTTACAACTTAGGAACAGATGACGAACTTATTGAACGTTGGCGTTAAAGTTACTTATAACTCGTAAATAACATCAATTCAATAAATTAAACCTAAAATAAACCTTAGTTTAACAGTATGGTTTTTGCTTTAAATAAATGTTTAAAAATATATTAAATATAATTAGTATATTTGTATTATAAACACTATTATGGCGAATAGATTTTCTAGTGCATTTAATGCGTTAATTGGTAAAGATACAGTAGTTAATAAGCTAAACGAGGCTATATTTAGCATGTTTGGTGGTGGGTTTACAAGATACGATAACACAAACACAGAGATACTTAATAAAGGTTACGGTGACAATCCAGATGTTTTTGCTATTATTAATCAGATGGCAACTAAGACGGTATCTATTCCTTATTGCGTAAAAAAAGTTAAAGATCAAAAAGCAAGAAATGAGTTAATGAATCTTTATAAAGCAACTAAAAATAATCTTAGTTACTTGCAGAAGAAAACAAAATTATCTTTACTTACAAAGGCTTATGAAGATGATGAACAGGTGTTCCCTATGGCTGAGCCTAACCCAAACCAAACTTGGGGAGATATATTAGCCCTATACAAAACTTATCTTAAAACTACAGGTAATTGTTACTTTTATAAAGTATGCCCTAAAGATGGTCCTAATGCTGGTGTACCTTTACAATTATATGTTTTGCCTGCTGATAAAGTAGAAATAGTCTTAAAAACGGGTGCTATAATGTATGGATTAGAATCTCCAATAGATCACTATATTATTTATAATCTTAAATCATTTGTAGAGTTTTATCCATACGAAATAATACACATTAAAAGACCTAATCCATTCTATGATGAAATGGGTAGACACTTATACGGATTAAGTGAATTATCTGCCGCTTTAAGGAACATTCAAACATCAAACGAAGCAATAGATAACAACGCTAAGACTATGAGTAATAGCGGTGTTTTTGGCTTTATACATGGTAAAGGAACTCCTTTAAGTGCTGAACAAGCTATTGGAATTAAGGATAGAATAAAGCAAATGGATAGCGAAAAAGGTAGGTTTGCTAACATATCAGGTTCAAGCGGTGAGTTAGGATTTACAAGAATATCATTGACTACAGATGAATTAAAACCATTTGAATATTTGGCTTTTGATAGAAAGACTATTTGCAATGTGCTAATTTGGAGTGATGAGTTATTAAACAACGATAGCGGAAGCGGATTAAATAGTACAGATGCTTTAAGAGCAGCTCAAAAAAGAGTTATTAGCGACAATATAATGCCTGATCTTCTTTTATTCGCAGAAGCGTTTAGCAAAGGATTTATACAAAAGTTTAAAGGTTACGAAAATAGTATAATGGAATTTGATGCAAGCGAATTACCAGAGATGCAGGAAGATATGGCGTTAATGGTTGATTGGTTAAGTAAATCACCGATAACACCTAATGAGTTTAGAACAGCATTAAAGTATGAAACATCTGATTTGGAGGGTATGGATAATATTTATATGCCGATGAACTTAATGCCTATCGGAGTAGATCAAGTAACTACAGAAGATATTAACAAAGCATTTGAATAAATGACAACAGACCAATATAGAAGTATTTATATTGTATTACAAAACAGCTACGAGAAACAAGCGTATAGGATTGTTAAAAAACATTTAACCATAATAATAAAAGGCTTATCTTTAGGCAATATTACAGCAGATAATGCTGAAATGACAGTAGAGGCAGGATTTGATAAAAGGCATATAAATAAGATGTACTTTGAACTATATAGAACAATAGGTTTACAACATGGTAAATTTGTAGTTAGAAATATAGATAGTGATACAAAAGATATAGGGTTAACTTTCTTTGAAGTGTTTTTTAATAACTTAATTAATACTGTATTGATAAATAGTATAGGTTCACGTATAACTACTGTATCTGAAACTATGATAGATGCAATTGTAAAGATAATTAAAGACGCTTATAAGACTGAGGATTTAAACATAATGCAAATTAGAAAATTGATTTATGATAAGGTTAGAGATAATAACTTTTATAGATATCAAGCGTTAAGAATAGCCAGAACTGAAACAACTACTATAAGCAACTATGCAACTTTACAAGCAGGAAGAGCAAGTAGGTTAGTAATGACAAAGAAGTGGGTATCTATTCAAAGTGAACGAACGAGAGTAACTCCAGAAGATCAATTCGACCATCTTCATATGAATGATGTAGTAGTTGAATTAGAAGAGTTGTTTAATGTTGATGGGATAGACGGTAATAATTCGATTATGTACCCAGGAGATCAAGAATTAGGAGTAGCAGGAAATATAATAAATTGCAGATGTGCAATGACATTAGTTCCTAAAAGAGATAGTAACGGTAGACCAATAAGAAAAACAGATTTATAACATGGATTTTAAGCAATTATCTTACGATTTAAAAGACTTCGACGAAAGCAAAGGAGTTATTAAGGCTTACGCAAACGCTTATAATAATACAGATAGCGATGGAGACATTTCTGTTTTTGGTTCTTTTGATAAAACAGTAAAGGAAAACTTTAAGCGAATTAGAGTACTAAAAGATCACAATAGTACAATGATGATTGGTGTACCTTTAGAAATTGACACTATGGACACATACGGACTTATGACTACTTCACAATTCAACATGAAGAAAGATATGAGTAGAGATATGTTTTACGATGTAAAGATGATGTATGACAATAATATGAACGCTGAGTTATCAATCGGTTATCAAGTTATGCAGAGAGACAGTAAAAATAAATCTATGATCACAGAATATAAACTATTTGAATACTCTTTTTTATCCTCACACGCTGCAAACGAGCTTGCAACGGTACAAGATATTAAGGGTATAAATAGTTTTTACGGTATCATTGAAATAGCGCAAAAAGCGTACAATTTAGACTATTCAGACACTCGCTTAAGAGAGTTAGAAACAATATTAAAAGCACTATCTAAAGAGCCGATAGAAACTATCACTTTAAATGAACAGCCGCTTATATTAGACACGTTAAAATCATTTAAATTTTAAAACACAAACAATGGAAGCATTAGAAATTAAAACAGCTTTAGAAGCTATTAAATTGCAAGTAGAGACAAAGTCTACTGAAAACGCAACAGAGGTTAAATCAATGATTGAAAACCTAGAGGGTAAAATGGTAAAAGGTGCAGATCTTGAAGACATGAAAGCGGAATTGAGAGTAGAGCTAAAAGCCATTCAAGATTATGCTGATTTATTAGATATTAAATTAAACGAGAAAAAAGGATCAGGAATGAGCGAAAAGAAGTCTTATGGTGAAGTAGTTACAAAGTCAATTATTGACAATGCTGTACAAATTGGAGAAGTAGGTAATAAGTCTACTAAATTACAGTTAGATATTAAAGCAGTTGGTAACATGACATTAGGCGCAAACCTAACAGGAGATCAAAACAGAGATTACTCTGATAACATTCAGATTGTTCCTTCTCAATTACTAAATTTTAGTGATTTAGTCTCTACAGTTGCAATTTCTGGAGGTACTTATACCTTTCCTAGAGAAACTACTTCAGAGGGTTCTATTTCTCAACAAACAGAAGGTGCTGTAAAATCTCAAATTGATTACGACATTACTATGGTAGATGTATCTACTAACTATTTAGCT